TTATACCATCACAATACACACCTCCCTTAAAAGGGGAGACATCACATAACCTCAGCATGGGTATTTGCCGGGCATTCGCATGATGTTACAGGGGCTTCCCTTAACTGCATGTGTACCTCAAAAATAGACTACCTGCATGGCAGAAGTGACTACTAAGTCTCACAAACAAACGAACCAACTAAAATATTAAATAAATTAGCGTATTCTAAACGCCGGTTCGCGAGACAAAGTAATCAAATCCACCACCAGGTACTTGACCTATGATGGTTAGCACGATTAATTAAACCATGAAGATTGGATACTGAAGTTCCCTCGGACAGTAAGTCTGTGCTTGCAGGTCTTTGACTTTAATGTCAGACACTGGGCTAAGCCAAGCTTTCTGCTTAAGGGCGAACTTTAGTAATCGGCCATAGCAATCTTCACCACTTTCCACCAATTCACTACCAAGGAAATACTGATCGAGAGACAATCCCTCAATCTTGTCGATACTTTTACTTTTAAAATCGACATGTGTCCAAGGAGTATATTCAACGCCAAGTTCTCTCTCTAGCAATCCAGATAAGCTGGATGCATCATGGAGAAAGTCCGGGCCTTCTTTAGAAAAAGAAGTAAGCATCTTGGGATCTTTATTCAATGGATCCATCTCATTGAGATGCTTAAACTGACCATTCTTCCCCGTAAGGAGAAGCGCAGTTGCCATACGTTGACTATACGTCAAATGTCCGACACCAACCAACCCAAGTCCCCCCAGCCATCGCGGCAGGGACCAAGGTCGATTTGTACCTTTCATTCGATCCATCACATGAAAGAGGAAGAGGTCTTTGCAGGCCTCCTTCTCTTTCGCGTCGCCTTTTCTAATTGCGACGGCAAGTTGATCTCCTAGGGGCATCAACTCTGTGTAGTCCGTTTCCAAATATTTCCTATCTAGTCTCACTTTTAACTCATTCACCATAAACTCACTTTCACTACTTCTCGTATCTTCGATAACTTTCGCTTGGCCTTTGATTAGGCCGGGATTTAGTACGAAGAGGTCTTCAACATCTGTCACAAGACCACAGAGTTCTGTTTTAGGCTCAAACATTTCACTATTTATCATAATAAATTGTTTAGAACAGTAACTCTTTCCTAGAGAAGAATTTAAACCCGCACAACTTGCTACATCTCGCCATATACCATAATGAACAGTATTACTAACGAAAGCAGTGTCGTCCCCATTAAAAATGGGGCGGAATTTCTCAACCCACTCACTATAACTGAGCTCACGCCCATAATAGTATTCTGCAGCAACCCAGTTGACTGCAGCATTGGCATAACAGAGTATAGGGAAAGATAATGGAGAACCCATTAACTGACCCCAAGTCTGTTTTACAAGAAATTCCACTTTTGCTTTTGTTTTACCAAAAGCTGGAGTGCGTATCACATCTGCAATACCATCGCGTTCAATATCATGAATCTTTTGAGACTCAAGATAATCGCCTGGGTAGTGTAGATTATGTCCCTCCATACAGCGGCGAGCTATATCAAACTCAAAGTAGTTGAAATAGCCCAGTAAGTATAAGATCTCACAAAATTTAGAAGAGATCAATGGGTGCATCCCATCAGTAGCTGCGGAATAATCACCTGCAACAAAGAAAGACCTAACTTCACGATTCTCCAAAGGAGAGTCGCAACCAAATCCTTCCTCACGTAAAACTACGTTACTATACGACTTAGATATAAAATCCCTAGTCGCTGGTGCACCAGTTAAGTGAAACAATGCATTCCTGCGCATAATATTATGTAGCGGCTTCTGAATGCACCTACCAGCCTGGTACAATTTACCTGGGCCGGCAGTGATGACACGACATTTAAACGGTTCTAAAACCTTATGGACAGTCGCGTCTGGTGTATGAATCTCTTCCGAAAGGAAAGTCTTCATATCACTATACAATTCACAAGGAAGGTAGGGTACGTAGAGGGGGGTAACCCTCTCTTTGTACCTTACAAACCCAATGAAAATTGGAGTTAGTTTTCTAAAAAAGTCATCTTCCCTAAAAAGGGGGTGGCTACCACACTTTTTCTTCCCACTTTCAAAGCACGCATTCACTGAGGGAGTGCGCCACTTCGAGGAACACGTCCTACCTCGATAATCATGAACTAGAAGAGCCTCAAGCTTAACATAAATGTCAGCCAAGACTTCATCCGGTTCTCTCTTAACAAGAGGGACAGGGTGG